GAAGTTGTTTGTAGTATACCACTTAACTTAGCAGCTTCTTCATTTGATAAACCTACTGCCCTAGCAGTATCAATTACTTGAGCAGATAAATCTGCAGCTTCATCTATTGATAAACCAAACTCGGATGATAATTCATTTGTGGTTGCTATAACATCTTCTAAACTTGCACCTATTCCTATTACTGCTTCTTGTGAGCTCAGTAATTCATTTTTAAAACCATCACCCAATACATTTAAACTACCAAATTGTTTTCCTATGGCATCAATTGAACTAGCAAACTTTTGAGCTATGGCAAAAGCAGCAGCAAAACCAGCCGTTACTCCAATAGAACCCATCTTTAATAATTTCATTCTGGCATTAGATTTACCTAAAGCACCAGATACTTCTTTTTGTGCTCCGAATGTGCCTTCAATTGAGTTTTTTACTTCATCGGTAAGTTTCTTTTCACTATCTATAGCATTAATTCTTTCTCTTATCTCTTCTTTTTCAGTTATTGCTCCTTCTGTTATATCTTTTGTTAAATCTTGTAATTCAACTCTCTGAGATGCGGTTAGACTTTCTGTCTTTAGTATTTCCCTTGATGCCTCTTTAGCTTTTTTTGCTAGACTTATTTCTTTTTCTCTAAGGTCATTAGTTTTATCAAGACCGAGAGCTTGTGAAAAATTACCCTTTACTATATTCTGTAATATACTGGAAAGTGACTTTTCCTTTTGGTCTATTAACTTTTGTTCCTTTTGAGCAAAAGCAGTAGCTTGTCTTTGAGCTTTAGAACCTAACTGAAAGTTTTTCTTGGCTAATTCATTTTGCTTTTTTTGTGCTTCAGTTTGCTTATTAAGCAAATCAATTCTATCTTGTTCAAGACGATTTATTAATTTTCCAGTCTTATTACTTTTTTTTTGAGCTTCGAGTGCTTTTAGTCTTGCTTCATCTTCGGGTGTAAATGCCATTACTATCTCAGTTAATTAATATATTAATAAATATTAAGAAGAAAGTTATTTAGGGTTAAATCTACGAGGAATTGTTGGTTGTTGCTTTGGTTGAGCATTATCCATTTTGTCTTTTTCTATCTTCTTAAACTTCATAAACTCTCTTAAATAAAAGTTTTTTAGATGGACAGGCATAGTGTATACATCGTTAAATGTAAAACCAGGCATACCATAGATTAGGTAGAAAATGGATTGATGTATATCTAATTTGCTAGATGGACTTAGGCCAAAAAAACTCGACTGTAAGCGGTATTGACACGCTCACAGTTTCCTCCCCTATTTGGATTTCCGATGTCAAATCAATATCGGGAGAAATACTTTGTATGTAATTTCTCAATGCTACAGAGTCACGGGCTAACATATTTTGTGAAAATGATGATATGGTTTCTGCCTTATTATCACCATCTACCTCTGTAATCGTGTAACGAAGTCTTGTAGATATATCTGAATTATATCCTACTTTTCTTGCCTGTTCTAAATCTTTTTCTATTAGTTTTTCTTCTTTACCTGTAAGAAGTCTAAACTTTACTTTGTTTTTTCCAATTGGAGTTTCAAAGTCAAAAGAATTATCTGTATAATCTATATCACTTGGTAATTCTTTAAAAGGACATTTTGTAAGGTCAAACGTATGTTCTATCTTTTGTTCAGCATTATTTGGATTTGTTACTTCTACCGTGTACTCTGGACCATAAGCAAGAATACGAGCAGCAACTAATACAGCGTTCTTATCGCCTAATACTAAAGTTTCTTGACTTATACCCTTTGTAACAATCAAACTATCTAGTAGTTTATCAATAACCACACCTTTCTTAATAAGGTTTTCGGACATAAGAATGTCCTCTTCTCTTGTGGTCATATATTTAAGTTCTAATTTACCTTCAGTAAGTGGTGAGTCTTTTGGGTATACTTTACCACCAGACGGTAAATCAATAATTTCCGTAGGGAACTTATGTTCTGACATTTATAACTCCTTGTTGTATTTAAACAACTATTTTTTAGAATTCAAGTACAGCGTAATCGTATCTAAGTGTCAAAGTAATTTCGACAGGATTAGAATCACTAAAGTCCAAGTCACCAAAACTAGCGTCTGAGATGTAAGTACCATGTAGTGTCCATTTTTCAATAATGTCACCGACTGGTCCTAATACTTGAAAAGTAACATTTTTCTTGTATATATCTTGATAACCATCACGACCAGTAGTAGACTCATGGTGAAGTTTTATCCACTCATCTACCGCAGAAGCAGCAGATGGAACTATCGGGTCATAAAGTGTTACCTGTAGTGTTTGCCAACGACCTTTACCTTTAACATATCTAGTTACATTCATATGCTCCAATACAACCTCATCAAAAGTTATTTGAGGTCTTTGTGCCGTTTTTATAGTATAAGCTGGGATGCCTGTATCACCAAGCTCCATGATAAAACGGTTCTTTAGTTTTGGTTCATATGGTGTATACCATAACTGTTCTGAGTCTATTACTGCCATTATTTTTCTCCTATAATAATAAATATCACTTTCCTAAAAATTATTCAGGAAAAGCAGCTCCGGTTGGTTGTACTACAAAATCTAATACGATGAATTCGGCAGTTCTTGTAGGTTGAATAAATATCTGACCTACCAACTGATTTCTATCAATCGTTTCTGGTGTGTTGTTTGAATCATCCATCACCACTCTAAAAGCATTTATACCTTGATTTGCCTGTACACTTTCCATGTAAGGTTGAACAGTATTTATAAATTGGTTTCTTAGAGTGTTTGTATTTTGTTCAAATACAAGGTTTCTTGATGAACTTGCAACAAATGTTTTTAAGTTAATTAATAATCTTCTTACATTTACTCGGTCAAGAGCAGAAGCTTTCTTCTGTGTTGTTTTCTGTCCAAAAACAGTAACACCTTGACCAGGAAAAGTAGCAATAGGATTAACATTTGATTCATAAAGGTCATCACGATTTTTTTGTGTTAATTTTCTGTATGCTTGAATAGCACTATCAATTCCACCTCTATTTAATCCAGCAGGAGCAAACCAAGGTTGTCCGATTACATCGTTAAAATGATATACCCCAGCAATTACTACTGATGGTGGAACATATCTATTGACACCCAAAGAAGCATCTTGGATTTGTACCCAAGGATAGTAAGCAGCAGCGTAACTTGAGTTACGAGCTTCTGTATTTGTTTTAGCAGTAGCTACTGAATCTGTTTTTGAAGTATTATCATATACTAGAAAACAATCACCTCTATCTTCACAAAGTTGAATAGCATCACCTATAACTACACTATGATTAGCAAGTTGGTCTACGACTCCAGGTAAAATTAATAAGTTAAAATTATATTCGTCTTTATTTGATAATAAACTTATAGCAGTTTTATATCCACCAGTTCCTACAGTAGCAGAACTTACTGACATATCAATACCTTGTGAATTAGTAGCACTTATATTATCATAAAATCCAAATGGATGTATGACCTCTCCACTACCAAAATTACCAGCAGTTTGTGCAGTTCCACCAGATACATCACCAAAAGCACCACCGTAACTTCCACTACCAAGTGCTGGTAAAGAAGCAGATAAGGCATTATCGGTTAGATTACCATTTTCATCTAAATAATTTGGTGTTTTTTTACTAAGAGTTTTTACCCTTACATACTTAGACCTATTTGGAAATTCACCTACTGGCTGTAAGTAAGCAACTCCATCTTCGGTAGCAATTGTGTTTGTTTGATTACCAATTCTTCTTAAAATATAATCAGTAGATTCTGGATCTAATGATAAATTAGCATGTGTTTCAATTATTTTCTTTTTCTTTATGGTATCATTACCTTGTCTAAGTAAAAGGGTAAATGTACCTTTAGAATTGTTTTTATTAGATATTTCCCAACGAAAGTTATCAGCACGACCACCAAATGATCCAGTACCAAACTGGTCATTACCAGCAGAACTTGTTAGTGGTGTAAGTATCTGATCTGTTCCAAGTGAACTTGTATTGTTAAACTGTGGTCCGTTACCTAAAGCTTCAAGTGTAAACAAAGTTTGTCCAGTTGATGAAGCTGCTGTACCACCCTCTAATGTTAGTACATCACTCATGTTGGCATCAGAACCACTATCTACAGTTATTGAATTACCAGAAGTACCAGCTGAAGAAGCAGTTAGTTGTAAAGCTGTTGTAGCATCTGTTGCTGTTACACCAATACTTG